CCCGTCGTCAGCACTGGTATAAATCAGATATTCGACCGTATCTTTCGTGGTATCGGGGAAGTCGGCTGCGTTGGCCCCCGTGTCAACTTTGGTTATCGAGACCTTCAGCCACCCGGTCACTTGAGAGTACCCGGCCAGATTCGTGAAATAGAACGGGGGGCCATAGCCGGTGCCGATTGTGGTGAACGTATCGACGTTTCTTGCGGCTGTCGTATCGACGCCCAGGGAAAATGCGAATGAATTACTGTACGCATGACGCGACGGTTTTTCCGCCAATGCGTAATCGCCGGTCTGCATATTGAATACCATCGCCATGATGAGCACCAATAGTATTCCGACGAGTGAGTTGTAACGTTTCATTAAAATTTCCTATCTCTCCCCGGTTTATTCCATAACAGGTATCATAGTGCAACGGCAATTAATGACTTCACCGGGAGGGCCACCGGGATCGCCGGGATAATCCAGCCCATTGGCAAAGCGTTCATTTATACCGACCTGCATTCCGTCGAGTTCCGCATGACTATCGCGGGTTGCGGAGTCAATCGAAGACAACCATTCTTTTTTCTCAACACCCCCTTGCTGGTATCCAATCAAAGCGCCGCCATTGACGGCCGCAGCCGTTTCCGTTCGGGCAATCATATTCGCCCTGGCCTCGGTCGTGGCCGTCCCGTTCGTCCAGTTCCGATATTGCAGGCGGATTTCTTTTTCAAGTTTCGATAGCGTCCAATTCTCCTGATAGGCTTCTTCGAGCATGGCCCGTAGATAGTCATAGGACGTATCATTTATGCTTTTTATGCGATTGGTCAGTGTATTGACCATAGTCAATACTCGTTCATTGTTGACGTTAAAATCAAGGTCTATATTGTATTCCCTGAAGAATGACGACCCCGAATCGCTTATTGTTTTGCGGACAAGCGGCCCAATCATATTGCCCAGGGCTGTGTCCTCGGCCGTTATATCGAAGAATCGACGCACGTCGTCGGGCAGTTTATCCGGCGGCGTTTCTTTGTAATAGTGCATCTTGCATAGCCAGCTGTCGTAAGTATGACCATGCGCCGATGATACATTCAAAGCGCTTAATACGCGGGAAAGCTGATTGTTGAAAAATCGATTGATGGTTTTGATATAGGCGGGTTCTTCTCTCCGCGCCTTTTCATCGAACACCATCCATTTGCTTTCTCTCGGAGACGGGGACTTGATAGCTTTTGTCCCCAGGGAGGTTAGGACAAGTTCATTCTTGCCCCCGTCCCCGGAGCTATTCGGCTCGAATAAGGAAAAAGGATTTACCGGCGCAGGTTTGAATATATCCCCGCCGTCAATGGGTTCCTCGCCGACACGCTGGCGGGCCTCGTTCAGCTTTATTATGCCCGCGTTATAAAGCGTCGCATTGGCCGTCGCTTGAATCTGTTCATCCTCTTGAAGTGCGGCCACCTCGGACACATCGAACTCAACTCTGTATTCCGGCCCCCATTGCGGCCAGATGATTTGACGGTTCAGATTGGTTTCAATCATACGCTTCTTGGGAATGAGATTGTTTTCCCAAAACGTTTTCTTCTGTATCAGTGCATTTGCATAATTGGCATACTCATAGATACCCGCTTCGGACGGGGGTATCTGCAAGAAGCCGTAAATCTGTTCACGATCCAAACGTTGCATTTCGCCAAAGAGCATATCTTTAAGCGATGACCCGATGACCATAGGCTCGATGCCGGGCGGTAATACCGCCTGCTTATGAGCATTATCATTGCCCCTATGTTCCTCTCGCCATGATTTCATAAACTGCTCGCGTTGCTCCGGGGTCATACCTATGCCGACGTCGGGCTTATCCAAAAAGACCATTTCGGGACTGGCCCCATTTTTGAAAAACTGCTTATTGTATTCCAATGCATTGAGCTTATTGCTGATATGACCCATCGCCGGGTGAATCATCGATGACCCCATGAATGGATTGCTCATGTGATACCATCGGATATGAAAGACTTCTTCGAGCTTAAACGGGATTTTCAATTTCATCGGGTCATAGATATACCGCAACGGTCGCCCCGATTGCTTGTCGAGAACCAGTTGCATCATGGTCGGCGGAACCGGCCAGAGCCGGTTGTATTCAATAGATTTTTCTTTTTCCTGGATAAAATAACTGTTACCGGCGCACGTCAGCGATTGAATGATATGAGCAATTATATCATCGTGGTTATGAAATGGATTGGGACGATAGAGCAATTCCAATGCCGGATGGTCCTCAACCGTCACCCAAGCGTCGCCGTCTTTGGCTTTTATGGTAATCGGCAGACCGGAGAGGGCATTGACGATAAGCTGAACGGCAGTTGCAATATTGATATCGCGGCGATCTATGTTGAATTCGGAAGCCTCGTCAACCCACATATAAATCGGCCGGCCACCGACATAGACTATGCGCTGGGCATAGGAATCGGCCGCGCCCTTCTTTTCCAGCTTTGATTGAAGGTCGGCAATCCTCCGTGATTGCTCGTCTATTTTCTTTTTCAGCTTACTGCGGAATATCGCCACCCATAAGCTCGTTCCTCTCCCTGGAACTATTTATATCCACACAACCTCCGTTCTGCGTTCATTTCGAAAACCAACCATCCGCGCCATACGATAGCAGTAATTCTCCGCGTGGAAAAAATGGTCGGGGTCATTACCTTCCTGCCACTCATATCGGGGCGGCGTCTTTGTACTGTCCAATACTCGCGTCGGAGCCAGAAGATGAGCGACGTAATCACCGCCCGCCAAATCCCGGTAGTTCGGCGGCAGCTGCAAATATCCGTCGAAAAAGCCCTGTGTCATATCATCAATCGATTCGGTGCGATTGGTCGTGATAACCCGCTTCTCCCGGTCAACTCTTTGCCCGGCCAGCGTCACCGTCGAATTGTAATTGCAGAGGAACCCGCCCGGATGTTTGGTCAACAGCATTCTGGCCATGTGCGTTTCCGGCATGGCGTCCATGCACCAGTTCGTGACGTTGAATCGTTTCAGGATCCGGATAATATCTTCCGGCCCGGCCGCAATATCAACGTGCACCAGCGGGAGCTTCCCTGCTCTCAACTGGCGCACGACGACGTGACACACACCGCCAACGTCTATTCCGGCAATGTTCCGGCCAGCAGATGGTTCAACCGCTTCTGGACACACACATTTATCGAGATCGGCATACGTCAATTTATCACCGGCGGCGTCATAAGGCATACCCAGGTCAGAATTGTAAAACCGTTGCATTTGGCTCTGGTTATGGAGGCTGGCCTGAAATGTCTGCCAGAGTTCCGCGACGGTCGTCTGATTGGTCATAAGTTTGGATATTTGATAGCCGGCCACTTTCCGGTCGGGGTATTCGGCTATCCACCGCCCCGGGCCGAGTCGATCAAGGGGTGCCCCGCAGTTCCGGCAGAGGCAATCAATGTCCCTGCCGGAATCGGGGCTCCAATCACCATCAACAAGGGTATATGCGTGGTCGCCCTGTTGCCGGACGACGTTCTTAAACCAATCGAGGTGTTGCAATAGCTGACAATTGCGGCACTCGATTTGCCAAGTCTGCTTATTTGAATTTTCGTATTCGGCGGATATGCCATAATTCCCGATAGTCGGGTTCGAAATTTTGATCGTTTCCGGTTCCCGCCCGGTCAGCTGCCGCGTCGCCGATACACGGTCGTCGAGCAAGGGCAGGTTGGTCATATCACACCTGTCAAGTTCGTCGATGATATACCATTGGGCCGGGAACTCCGTAAAATCGGCCGCGATATTCGAGCCGAGGAATGATATGGTCGCGTCCCAAAAACGTTTGATCGCGGTATTGTCGGTATCGACAATGGCATCCCGGTATTGGGGGACCCGGAGCATAAGGGCGTCGATACGGTTGCGGACGAATTTGTCCCGGATGACTTTGGTTGGCAGAACATAAGCACCGGACAATCCCATATTGAGCCGTGACATGGCCCATGCAATAAGCCATTCCGTCCCGGATGACTGGACTGATTTCTTTATGACCTTGTTTGGGGATTTGTCGGATAGAATAGGGACCAGCCAGCACCGGCCTGGGCCAGCGAATTCCATCGGCTGACCGAGCGTATTGCGATGAATGAAGGCGGCGAAGTAAAACGCCGGGTCATTTTGCAATATGAAATCGGTTGCCATTTCCATTGCCGTTTCCGGCGGCATGGCTGTAATATTCGGCAACCTGTTTTTTGAAGCGTTCGCGTTCCTCATCGGAAATATTCCCAAAATCAAAAATATTAACGCGATT